GTATTGCAATGATGAACAGAGATTTTTTTGCGTGTGTTATGTGGGCTTTGCTTATGCTTTTGATAGGCTTAAGTTTTGGTCATTCATGCAATAAAGGAACTGCAATAAAAAGCGATACAAGCATTGTGACAAGGATTGTTGAACGCCCCGTATATATTAAAGACACAATAAAAGTAAAAAGCGTGCAATTGAAATACAAAGATTATTTTCATACAGATACCCTCGATATTCCGTGCAATGATACCAACTTTATAGCTCAAGCGGATAGCGTAATCACGTCCACAAATGACACGATCAACATGGCGTTCAATTACACAAACCGCAGGGGCTATTTTTCTTTAGTTTATAGGCCACGTCCAGATTCAATACAAGTGCAAACAATCACGATACCAGTTGAAGCTAAACAGAACTACGGTTTTTTGGTTGGTTCGTTTGGGCTTGGTTTGGTTTTGGGTGTTGTGTCAGGAGCGAAAAGATAATGCCAAAACTAGGTAATCCAGAAAATTTCAAAGGCAAAGGATTTCATACGAATCCAGAACGCATCAACAAAAAGGGACGCCCGAAACTGCCGTCTTTGCAAGAAGAAATGGCAAAGTTGTTAAGCGATGAAAAGGACGGAATGAATGCCTTGTCACTTATTTTGCAAATCTTAAGACGTGAAGCTACAAAAGGTAATATCCGTGCAATCGAACTTTTGCTAAAACGTGCGTATCCTGAAAGCAAGCAACATGATGACGAACCAAAAGCAAGGCTTGAATTAGTCTGGGGCGTGCCACATGAAAATAAGGATTAAGCCCCATGCAAAACAACTTGAAATTATTAACACTCGCAATCGGTTTAATGTTATTCGGTGCGGTCGTCGCTTTGGTAAGTCTTATCTCGCTTTTGCTCTTGCCCTTGAAAAAATGCTGGAAGTTGACGGCGCAATGGTTTTATACACCGCCCCAAGTTACACGGAACTCAAAGGACGGCAAAACGAAGCAAGGCAATTATTTGCGCCTCTTGGAGCAACATTCAAAGACGGCGAGATTAAACTAGGCAACTCGCAATTGAATTTAGAAGGTATTTGGCGTGCAGACGGGTTGCGAGGTAATAAGTTTCACAGAGTGATCCTTGACGAGTGGGCTCACTGCCCAAATGCAGAAGACGCTTGGAACTTTGTTATAAGTCCGATGCTAGCAGATTACGAAGGCGATGCGTATTTTTTTTCAACGCCAAAAGGCAAAAATCACTTTCATGAACTTGACCAGAATTCAAATATATACTCCGATTGGCAATCGTTCCATTATTCAACTTACGAGGGCGGACAGATTAAAGAATCCGAGATCGATCGCCAAAAAGAACAGATGCCGTCAATTGTTTTCGCTCAAGAATTCTTGGCTGAATATGTCGACCGTTCCGCAAGTAAAGTTAAGCGGGATTGGATCAAGCTATCAGATAACAAACAGATCACGGCTTATTATATTGGTGTCGATCTTGCGATCTCACAAAAAGAAACTGCAGATTATACGGCGATCATTACAATTGGCACGACTGCACAAGGTGAGATTGTGATCGTAGATGCAAAAAGAGGGCGGTGGAGCTTTGTTGAAATAGGTTCTGAAATTATCGCAATGGAAGCCAAGTGGCAAGCCCGTGTGGTTGCGGTCGAATCAAACCAAGCGCAAGCGTATATGGTGCAAGAACTGAAAAGAAATACACGAATGAATGTTGTTGGCGTCCATTCAACCCGTGACAAGATTACACGGTTTCAACCCGTCGAAGCAAGGTATGAACAAGGGCTTGTGTATCACGTTAGCCACTTAGATCCAGAATTTACAGACGAACTGTTGAGCTTTACAGGAACGCCACAAGATAGGCACGACGATTATATAGACGCATTAAGTCATGCGTTTAATGCTATTCGCAAAACTCCGAGTATATACGTATGAGCTTACTTGATGACATCAGACAAAGGATTTCAAATGCCATTTTACCAAGTGGCAAAAGGTTGCAACGCCCTTATCAATCGAGTTCTTCTTACAGGCAAGTAACTGCAATACCAACAGGGAACGAGCTTTCAATGAGTTTGCGTGGCACGGTGTTTGCTTGTTTGCAACACAGGGCGAACGCATTAAGCGCAATTCGATTCAACACGTTTAAAGAGCACAACTTTACAAAGTCTGAAGTTGGCAATGATAACTGGGCGGCGCATTTAATTGCAAATCCAAACCCGTATTTTACTAGATCGCAGGTTTTCAGCTTTATCGAAAATTGGTTATCAATAAACGGTAATGCTTTTATATGGACGCCAACAATTGGCTATAAAGTACCGCTTCAAATGTGGGTATTGAATCCAACTCGTGTGCGTGTTGTTATGGGTGGGGATAACTTTATTCAAGGCTATACGTATCAAAGCGTTTCAGAGGGCGTAATACCAATACCTGAAAATGAAATGATCCACTTAGCAAGAGTTCATCCTGGTGCAAGGCCAGATGAGATTGTTGGAATGAATATATTTGGCGTTGGTTTGGTTTCCGCTTGTTTGGATTATGCGAATATCGATGTTGAGGTGAGTGAATACTTACACAGGCTTTTTGCAAATAATGCCGTGCCACCTTTGATTGCAACATTCCCAGAAAGGTTTGATATAGAAGAGTGGCATAAGCTCAAAGCATCTTGGAATGAAGAACTGCCAGATTACAAGTTGCGTGCTTTACTTGGTGGTGGTATGCAATTGCAATTGCCACCTAAAAGCGAGCTTGGTGTGAACTACGATTCAGTCAGTGCGGATACACGCTCGCAAATTGCGCAAGTCTTTGGCGTGCCACCAGGAATGCTTACAGGTGAGTTTCAAAACAGGGCAACTGCCGAAGTGCAATTCGCAATCTTTAGACAAAACACAATTGATCCAGAAGCAATATATATTGCAGAAGAATTCACCAGGCATTTTCGACGCTTTGAAGAGGATATCTTAATCGAGCCCGTTCCGTATGCATATGCGGATCCAGAACTTGACATGAAAAAAGAAGAGTTCGAATTGAAGTGGGGAATCAAGACAATCAATGATTCAAGAAAAGAACGTGGGTACGATGCAATTGAAGGCGGTAATGTTGCGCTTATTGGCAATGGTTATATTCCTTTAGATAATGTAGGCATCCCAAAAGTTGCGCCAGCTTTTGCATCAAGAAGTTTTACCTTTAACAAGCGTGCAAAATTGCCAATTATAACAGCGGACAGCAAAGACGCTTTTTGGCGGGATTATGATTTGCTTACAGAAAAATCGAGCGTAAAAATTGATACCGTAGTGCAAGAAATCATTCAACAATTAAAACAAGAAACTTTATCGAATATTGACAAAGGTTATTTGAGTTTAGCAAATCTTGAAGTAAGTGATCAAGATTACGAAAAGTTTAACGCTTTAGTTGAAAAGGCTTGCTTGAATGTGCAAAATGAATTATTGAAAAGTTTTGATCTTAAAGAACAAGATTTAACAGGAACCGTTGGTGAACAAATTAAGAATCTTGCAAATGAGTCCGCAGTTAAAATTCGTGAAAGTGTTGACTTTATGAAATCCGAAATTGTGCAAGTAATTGAAAACAACGCTGGCGCAACTAAGCAAGAGCTTAAAGAAAAGCTCCAGACAAAATTTACGCAACTTAGCGAGGGGCGTGCACGCACGATTGCAAACACGACCGCCGCCAATGTCACAAGCGGAATGCAACACGCTGTGTACAAAGATCTAGGCTTTAAAATGATGTGGTTGACACAAAGAGACGGCCTTGTAAGACCAGCACACAGAGAAGCCGACGGCGAAATGCAAGGAGCGGACGGGTATTTTACAGTTGGTGGTGAAAAGACAACAAGGCCACTTGGTGCGGGCTTAAGCGCAGGGAATGCAGTTAATTGCAGATGTCAAATATTTCCAGTAGAAGGCTAAAAACAAGGTTATAAAATGAATATAATAAAAAGAGAATTTGATCTTATAAAAAAAGATTATTACGAACACGGCGAACAACAAGATATATATACGTTTGTTGTGAGCACTCCAGAAGTCGACCGGTACGGAACAATCATAGTTCCAAGCGGTATCGATTATACAGCATATTTAAACAATCCGATTGTTTTGGCGCAACATGATTCCGACGATTGGCCGATTGGCAAATGCTTAGGTTTCATGATGAACGGCGAAAACTTAGAAGCAACTTTGCAATTTCATCGAATAACAGAAGAAGCTTGCGAGGTTGCGGACTTGGTTGCGGCTGGGTACGTGCGTGCGGTTTCTGTGGGTATCATACCAATTGAAAGCGAAGAGCAAACTATTGATGGCAAAACAGTTACCGTCTATACAAAGTCTGAATTAGTTGAATTCAGTGTGGTTTCAATACCAGCAAATCGAGAGGCATTAATAAAGAAATCAATCAAACTTAAATTAGAATCAATTTTCAACAAACTTAAAAAGGTTTACAGAATGTTAACCCCTGAACAAACCCAAGCAATAACAGATAACTTTCTGCCGATATTGCAAGACGCCGCCCTCACTTATTTACGTGACGAGCTAGGCATTGCAGAAGAAGAAGCAGCGGCGGCCGCCGAAGCTGGCACCATGGCAGCAGCCGAAGCGATGCTATTAATATTGAACAACAACGCACCAGAAGTTGCACCAACAACAGCCGGAGAACCAACTCCAGAGGTAACTCCAGAAGTTGCGACAGCAAGCGTGCAAGCACCCGTGCAAAGAGTCGGCAAAAAGATTGCGGCTTCAACACAAGCGCAAATCGGTCAAGGCTTAAGCATGATCCAAGACGGATATAAAATAATAAATAAAGCAATTGTAAGCGAAGGCGCAAGGTCAATAAATATTAAGCCGTTGACAAAATTGTCAACTGACGAAATAATGAATTTAATCTAAATCAATAAAGGAAAATTTTAAAAATGGAAAATTTAATAGTAACACCAGAACAACTAAAAGAAGTTGTAAACAGAAAAGTTCAAGACACATTAAGAGCCTCAAATCCTATTAACGTGCAAGGCAATTCAAACGGCTACGTAAGAATCAAAGCAGATCACGATTCACGTCGTGACCAAGCAAGAGTAATTGCAGATTACATTTTAGCAGTGCACAAAGGACGCGAAGGCGCAGCGGACGATATTGCAAGAAAGGCAAATGAAAAGTATTTAACACGTGCCAACTTCAACACAGGTACAGCAACACAAGGCGGAGCGGCGGTTCCACAATTTTGGATTGAAGAAATAATGAATTTTGCAGATCGTTTTGGATATGCACGTGCACTTGCAAAAATTTATCCAATGCGTGGCAAAACTGAAAACTTGGTAAGCTCTGGAGCGTTCACAGGTGCGGTTGTTGCCGAAGGTTCAGGCTTAACACTTACTGACTCAACATCATTCTTTACAGCAACCGCAATGACAGCAAAGAAAATCGTTGCTGGTGCCATCGTGTCAGAAGAGCAATTACAAGACGCAACGCCAGCGTTTTTAGATTATGTGATTAACGGCCTTGGTCGTGCACTTGCAGAAACAGAAGACAAGCAGTTTTTCAATGGCGACGGCAATGCGCCAAACTTCACAGGCTTAACAGGCGTGTCAGGAACTACAACTGTAAGACAAGGCGGCGCAAATAACTCTGGTAAAGATACATTTGGCGAAATCTCATGGACTGACTTGTGGAACTTGCGCTTGGGCGTTAATTCTGGCGTTGGTGCAAATGGTGCGTTCGTAGTACCTCAATCAGTATTTGGCTTCTTAATGAAAGAGACAGGCGGTTCACGTCCAATCTTTGACATGGTGCGTCCGATCGAAATTGCATCAATTGGCTTGACAGCTTTAGAAGGCAATTCGTACTTCACACCTACAGGCCGTCCAATGCACGTCGTGCCAGATTCTTTATTCCCAACAAGCGCAGCAAACACAGCAAGTGCGTTTTATGCTGACTGGAATCAGTTCACAGTAATGGGAATTCGTGAAGATGTAAGCGTAAATGAATACAAAGAATACTTTGGCGCAACTGGTCTTGGTGGTACACATCAAAAAGGTATTGAAGTTGTTGAGCGTGTTGCTTTTGCATTCCCAGCACCAAGCGCAATCGGTGTTCTTAAGACTTCAACTACATAATAGGAATTTGATATGTTGCAAAGCGTAATTTTATTAAAACCATACGGCGGTGTTTCCGCTGGATATGAAACAGCATATTCAAAAGAAATAGCAGATAAATTAATTAAAGAAGGAATTGCAATTGCTTTACCAGTTGCAAAAATTGAACCCAAAAAGGTAGGTAAATAATATGCCATATACAAGTGCTTATCCAAAGCAATTCACAGCATTTATGAAGTTTCTTAATATGGAAACATCAGGCGATCCAACGGCGGAGGAGACAGCCTTGTATACTTGGTTTGATGATGTATTTACAACTTGTTACGTAGAGGCTGAAAGCTATTGCGGTCAGCCTTTGCGGACAGGTACAATACAATACCAATTTTACGCTTCTAAATGCCAACAGGGGCTTGAAGCGAATCACTCATGGAAGTTCGTACCATATAACGCAAACACAACGCTCACAGCCTTGCAATGGCGTGAGAATGAGTTCGGTACGTATGCAAATTACAGCGCAACGAATTATAATTATAATCAAGAGCCGTATGCGAATTATATCGTATTTCGTGACAAGTCCACAGGGCAATTTAAAGCAACGTTGTCGACAGGATGGACGGATACAAATATGCCTTATCAAATCTTGCAAGGTATTGCAGAAATGGCGGGATTAATATACAAGCAATCGCCAAACGGTGGCAATTGGTTCGGGCTTGGTTCGATCTCAAGCGGTGGGGCTGGTCAAACGGTATCGAATAGCTTGAAAGAAAAGATTGACTGGCAAAAGTATTTTGCTAAGTACGTTATCCCAACGGTGTAAGATGCTGAATATTAATGAGCTTGAAAACATCTTAAAGCCAATTATCAATAATGAGTTGTTGCGGTTTCCGTTTGTTATGCAAGCGTATATCGGTTCTAACATGGTCAACACTGGATTAAAAACAAGGATCGCACCCAGCACGAATGCAAGGCTTGAGATCAACACAGGGAATTTATTCAGAAGCTTTGCAAAGGGTGGCGTTGGTAATATATACAAGACAAAAGTAAGCGGCGACTTATACGAACTTGAATACGGTTCAAGTTTACCGTATGCAAAAATTCACGAATACGGTGGTTTTATTGAATCAAAAGGCAAGATGCATAAGTACTTTTGGGCACGATACTTCGCAACTAAAAATAATTATTTTAAATTTTTAGCTTTGCACACAACAAAAACAAAAAACAATTCGAATCCTGGTGTTAGGATCCCCAAACGCCCGTATTTTGCGCCGTCGGTAAGCAAGTTCAAAAGCAATGGAAAATATCAAGAAGATGTAAAAGCAAATGTAATAAAAGGAATAAGAGCATGGCAAGAGAATCAGCGGCGATCACAAGCATAATTGAAGAGCTTAGCAAAATGGAAGGCGTAAAAGTGTACGATCAAGTCCAGATTGATAAGTGGAATACGTACAATTTTAATTACGTCGGTGTGTTAAGCGGAGCGGACACCCGTGAAAACGAATTATTTGAAGATGATTCAGCATATGCAAATCGTGGTTCATTAGAAATTTATTTGCTTGTTGGTGTGCAAGTCAAGAAGTCAAACACACAAAAAGCAGTACTTAGAAACGCACTTGCAGATCTTTGTGAAAAGGTGGAGTATATGTTGCAAAACCATGGTATTGAATCGTACATAACTGACTACGAAAGCACAGAATTTGCGCCCGTGCACTTTGTGGATTCTCAAGCGGTAACCTTTTCAGACGATGAAACAAAGGGCGTTGCATTCATGACATTTAGAACACTTTATTACAGGAATTAATATGCGCCTTTCTGTATGTGTTCTTTATTCAGACAACGAAAATTTAATTAGATGGCGAAAAGCTTTGCCAATCGAAAACGTGCAAATGATTGCACTTAAAACAACGCACGATGAAACAATTACAGAGCCAATATTTGAAGAAATTGGCGTGACGCCAAATCTGATAGCTTTGCAGTGGAAGTACAACGACTTTGAAGAACAATTCGACTTTTCATATTTGCGCAATAAATGCGATGAGTACGCCCAAGGCGACTGGATCCTACACATTGATTCGGATGAATACTTAACGACGCCCCACGCCGATTTGTGGGCGTTTCTTGATGCTTTAGATGAGACAGATGCGGTTGCTGGTTACGTAACTGTTTACGGGTTGCTTAATAAAAGCGGAAAAATTCGAGATCGATACGCAAATCCAAACATGAGATTGCACAGGCGTTCGGCTGGTTTGAAGTGGAGCGGTATTTGTCACGAAACTTTAGACGCCGACGCACACAAAGGAACTTGGGCGGATACTGAAATCATGCTTTACCATGAAGGCTATATGATTGAAGAAGACGAATTTAATTTTAAAAGCATTCGAAATGCAAAATTATTAATAAGAGAATATCGACGAGAAAAAAGCGAAAGAAATTGGAATTATTTACATAGAACATTCACATTAATTAAACAAGGATAATACCATGGCAGTAATAGGCGGCGGAAACCTATCTGTATTTTTTACAGCAGATGAAGTCTACGGAACAGTAGGCACAACAAAACTTGCAACTTTTACAAAAAAAATTAAAACAAGCGTTTCAAGAACAAATTTCACACTTGATCAAAACGAAGATCATCCAGATCTTACAGCGTTTTTTGATGCTTATGCACCCGTGCAACAAGCAACTAGCGATGCTGGTGAATACGAAGACGGCGTGAAATTCAATTCAGCAACTGCAAATAGTCAAACACTTTTACAAATTATTTACGGCGGTAAATTAGCAAGCACCGACCAACTAACAACTACAAAGCGTAAAGTTGTTTTAATGCTTTGCAAATTGGCTCAAGATACTGGTTCTTTTGATATGGAATCTGGCAAATATACAAAGCCAAAAGTTTCAGGCGAAGTTGTTAACAATGATGTTGCGGTTACTGTAGGGACTGCAATTTTCGATACAAATTTATTGCAAGCAACTTCAATTGTTACAGTTACAATACCAATCGATACAGGATATAAAGAAGTTTGGATAACTTGTCTTAAATAATTTGATTTTACAACGGGGCGGAAAACCCGCCCCTTATTTTTTAACATGGAGAAAAGTATGAAGTTATATATTAATGAAGTTGAACAAGAAGTACCCTTATATACAATATTAACACCCGCGCTTTATGACAAGGTGTCACCTTTGTTGCAAGAACTTGCAAACACAAAAGGCGCGCAAACAGCGGCGGAATCTGAGATCATGGAGAAAGTATTTAGCACTCCACACTTACAAGCGCAAATTGATTTAAGCAAAGGAACCGACGCATTCACTGCAATTATGGGCGACTTTAGATTTCAAGAAATTGTAAAAGATGCTTACTTGAAAGTAAGACGGGATTTATTCGATTGTATTAATATTGATGCAAGTACAATACCAGCGATATTCACACTTGTGAAAAACGTTATAAACATAAAGAAAATTGATAATGCCGATTTATTAGCAAGTATTCAAAGTGAAATTGATTCCGAATTTTGGCAGGCTCAAGATCTGGATGGTATCTTGGATGAACTTAAATTTTTTCGTTCGACAGTTTGCAAACGAATCCGAATTAGTTGAGTATTACTTAAGCGAGCTAACAGTATTTAACGATGCAGACGACAAGGAATTTGAAGAAGAGGAAAGCGAAGCGGAGCGGTATCTTGAAAAGGATTTAATGAGCAAGTATTTTATATTCAAGGGCGTTGCTAATGGCAATGTTGGCGAATTTATGAAGCTTTATTATGAGATCTCGAGACTTGATGTGATTCAAATGTACGCCTTTAATATAACGTACAAAAAAGAACAATATAATGCGGAGCGCCGACGCCATGGCAGATGATATAAAGATTAATCTCGGACTTAATATTGCAGATCTAGTTCAAGGGCTTAACAATGCAATTGCGGATTTGAATAAATTAATATTAGTTGCCGATAAAGCTGATATTGAAGTAAAACAAATCGGTAATGAAAAGGTAAAAGTTGATACTACAGAAGCTTTAAGTAATCTTGATAAGTTATCAAATAAAACTGAAGAAACTTCTAAAGGATTTAGCAGTTTTACAGCGGGCTTTGGCGGTGGTATTGCAGCGGCTGGCATTTCAATGCTATCTGATGGAATAGTTTCTATTGCTGGCAAAATAAAGGACGGTGCTCTTGCTGCTGATGAATTTGGGGACACGTTGCAAGTTGCATTCACACAACAAGGTATTGCCGATGTTGACGGTGAGATTAAAAAGGTTAGTAAGTCTACACTTAATTTAGCAAATGATCTTGGGTTACCGACTCAAAGAACTAGGGAACTAGCTACAACTGTTGCAACCATGGGGGGTGTGGCTGGCAATCAAGCAGAAGCACTTACTAAGTTGTCAGCTGGTCTTGAAGTCTTTTCAGGTGGGGCGGTAAAAGGCGAAGCCGTTGCACTTGCTTTTTCAAAAGGTCTTGCTGATCCAGAAGGGGCGGCCGCAATTGAAAAACTTGCAAAAAAATATCCTCAATTAGCAGAAACTTTGCGCTCAAATATCGAACCAGCTGAAAAAATGAAACAAGCAAATTTATTGCTTGGTGAATCCTTTAAAACAGTTGCTGAACAGCAAGGCGATGCGGGCGGCAGTATAAATAAATTGCAAAACCAACTAGGCGAAGCATTTCAAACAATTGGAGCTGGAGTATATGATGCGTTGGGTCCAATTATATCAGACCTTTTGCCAGTATTACAAGACGGCATACCAAAAGCAATGGCATTTATGATACAAGCTTTTGGAACAATTCAAACAGTATTAAGTACTGTGTTTGCAATAGTACAGCCATTACTTACATTTATGTATAATAACTTTGATGCAATAGCAAAAGTTGTTGGTGTTGTTGCGGTTGCATTCACTTTATATTCGGCAGTCACAGGAACAATTACAGCCGTTACCGCAGCTTATGCAGCGGTTTCCACTGCCTTAGGCGGTTCGATAAGCATTGCCACAATTGCGCAATATGCCTTGAATTTAGCAATGAGTTTAAATCCTATTGGAGCGGTTGTTGTTGTTGCAGCGGCGTTGACAGCTGGCATTTATGCTTTATCTGAAGCCATGACAATTTCAGCGGCGGAAACAAAAGAACAATCAGAAGAAAATGTAAAGCTAATTGAAACGCAAAAAGATGCAAATGCAGAACAAACGAAAGCAGTCCAGAGCACAAAATCTTTAGCGGATGAGTTCTTGTCATTATCAAAAAAGAAAAAACTTACAGCCGAAGAAAGTGCAAAGCTTAAAACCTTGACAAAAGATTTAAGCGCAGAATATCCAGACTTAGTAAAAAATACAAGTAGCTATAAAGAAAATCTGGACGGCGTAGAATCAATTGCAAACAGGGCAGGAACTAGTCTAAAAGGTTTAGCAGAAGAATCCGCTAGGCTTGACAAAGCTTTACAAGGCGCAAACCAAACGCTAAGTTTTGCAAAACGTAATGAAGCAATAGAAGAAGCAATTGCAACAACAAAAACTTTGGGAGTTGTTACGGATAGTTATGGCAATAATGCTATTAATACTTTTGCAAAAGCTTTATATGCAGCGGATACTCAAGAGAAAGCTACAGCCGCATATACAAGAGCAACTCAAGAACTTGCAAGCAATAAAGATGCTTTAGTTGCAGTGCAGACCGCTTACACTTCACAAGTTGCTGCTTTGAATGCATATAAGAAAACAGCGGAAACAGTTGTAGATACCAATAAGAAGCTTGCAGATACTACTACAAAACCAAAAGGTGAAGCAAAAGAGCAAGCAAGCGCACTTGAAAAATTGAAAGAATTCTACAAAGACAAACAAGAAGAGCAAAAAAATGATATTGAGCGAGAACTTCTTGATGAAAAAAATAAGTATGCAGATAAAAAAGCATTAAGAACAAAACTTGAATTAGAAGCAAATGCAGATTTAAGAAAATTTCTTAATGAAAGAATTGGTGGTATTAGTGATGCTGAAACATTACTTAAAGAATCTCAATTAACTGTCAAGATAACTCCTAGTAAAGCAAAAGGAGAAACAGTCGAAGACATTAATACCTTCTATACTCAAGAAATTGTCAAATTAAGAAAAGGGCTTGACAATACGATACAATTCAAATTATTAGATATTCCAGCATTTAAAGAAGAGCTAAAAGAAGTTGACACGGCAATAAAAGAATATACATCAACTGCAGATAAGTTAATTCCAATTCAATTTACAACGGATCCAGCTCAACTTGCTGAAGTACAAAATAATGTACTTACATTCCAAGAGTTTTTAAAAGCTGAAAATGTACGTATTGCACAACTTCAAAAAGATGCGCAAATTGCTGGTAATGTTGAAGCCGCTCAAAGGTTTGGCGAAGCAATTGCAAGTAATATTCAAAGCATAAATGGACTTGAAAGCAAGGTTAAAGATTTTGCACTTAAAAGTCAAGAAGAGCAAAAGAAAAACACACTTGAATACCAAGTTCAAACAGCATTGCAAACAAGCTTCTTAGATGAATTCAACTCCGAAAAGATTCGCAAAGAAAGAGAAACCAACGAAGCAATAAAAAAAGAACGCCTTGGAGCTTTGGATGCAGAAGAAAAGGACTTAAACAAGTCACTTGCAAAACGTGAAATAAGCGCCGAAGATTACGCCGCAAAATTAGCAGATATAAACAAAGGTCGTGAAGAAGCTGAAAGCAAAACCAATAGAAGCGCGCTTGATAACCTGAAAAGAGTTGGTGAACAAACCGCCGCAAGCGTGCTTAAATCACAAGGCGATATATTCAAAAAGAATGCTGAAAAGATGGAAGGCAATGAAAAGGTATTTAATGAATTCGTTGGTAATACCCTTAATCAATTCAGCGTTTTAGCAGCAAGCGGAACCGCAACACTTGCAGACTTTGGAGCGGCCGCCGCTGGCGCCGCTTTTGATGCCGTCGCCGCAATGATTCCGTCTTTTGTGACTGGTATCTTAGGCAGTTCGATTGTAACACTTGGACCGATTCTTGGTCCGCTTGCAGCCGCTTCGCTTACAGGCGTTTTATACGGTTTGCTAGGGCTTGCAAGAAGTGCAGCGGGCTTCAAAGACGGCGTTGTAGGCTTGGACGGTGGTGGCACCGAAACAAGTGACTCAATTCCAGCTTGGCTCTCACGTGGCGAAAGTGTGATTACAGCACGTGCAACGAAAAACAACAAAGAAGAACTTGAATTCATGAATCGCACGGGCTTAAGCATTGGTGACTTTTATAGAAGCAATATGCCACAAACATCGGTGAGCGTAACTCCAGATGGTGACTTGATTCGTGAGGTGCGTAAATTACGCGAAGAGACCAGAGGGCTTGGAATGCGTATTCAAAGGAATACGAATGTAGAGGTGTCTGGCGTGCTTACAGCGGATTCAAAAAGCATCAATGCAATGATTGTTCAACAAAAACGCCGTGAAGCAAGGAGATAATAATATGGCAGCAAGATGGAAAGCGGTAATACAAGGGAGTGACAGCAGTACATATCCTAATAATTCAACAACTGCTGCAATTGCATTCGATATACTTGGTATATTCCCAACGTACGAAGTTGAATCAGAAACGCAAACAAGCATGGACGGTACCCAAATTGGACGCCGTAAATTCCGCACAGTGCTTGAAATTGATTGCATCCCGTTATCTACTTGGGATTACCAAAGAATCACCACTACAGAGGCTATACAGTTCCTTATTAAGAATGTACTAAGCAAGAACTTTTGTAGAATCAAGGCGGCGAATCCTCCAGATGAAAAGCTCCCAGATCGTTATTCAGATGCAACAAACTTTCCGCTTACCGCTGCTTTATTGCCTTTCTCTTTTGCAAAATGCGATATTGCAGTAACACAGGCTTGGGAATCTGGAAATGAAAAACTTACACTCACTTGTTATGCGAAAACATTATAATGGCAATACTAAATAAATATTACACGACCTGGACAAGTGACGATTCGCAAATGTATAAACTTGAGATCATTCCCTCGCATAATCAAGTTGATACGGCCGATACTTATGCAAGTGGATTTGTTGTCACTCAATTGCCAAATGATTTCTTATTGAAAGATATGACCTTGGATCTGGATCATGGTGACATTCCAGTCGGTTTGATGAATTCAACACTTAAATTAAATTTTAATATCGGAGCGGATGGCACAGGAGTTTCAAATTATTCAAATTTAAGAACCAAGCTTTTACGTGGTACTGATAGCGGTAACTTTCCATTTAGTGATTCATTTGTTGTAATAGATACCTTTGGTTATTTTGGATTTAAATGTTTCAATACTTTTATCTTGTCAAGAAGTGACGATTCTGGAGTTACTTACGTACCAATTTTTATAGGGTGCCAAAAGTTTGCAGCGGAAAACGATATCGAACTGACAAAATTAAGCCCCGTGATTAAATTAAGTATCGAAGTTTATGATATTACAAGATGTATAGGCGAAATGATACGTCCAGAAATTTGGTTCGCTTACTTGAAAGCAACTAATGATGATGTTAATTATGGCCAATATTGCACAACGTTTGTGAAAGAAGATACAAACTATAATCGCATCCAGATATCTTCGCATAATCAAACAGGATCAACAAAAACCAGATTAGATGACAAACTCTCAAACGGAATAACATTTAAAATTCAAACATTTGAACAATTATACATAAAAATCACTAGAATGTATAGCGATCATTTTAGGTCTATAATGTGTGAATATGTGACTTTGGATTTTGGCACTTTTTTTACCGCAATGAATTTTAAAAGCCAAAGGACTTGGACAACTAGCCCCACAAACTTGGCAAATCAAGATAATACAGTGTGCTATATATCCGAAATTAATCAAGTAGGATATGAAAGCAATTTGCACCCGCTTATCTATGGTAATTGTATTGGAGGGATGTTATTTGACAAAGAAGGTTTTGGGCAATATTCAAATTTTCATGAAGTTGCAGCGGCTTTATTTGAAAACTTCATGCAAAAAGTTAATTATGAATACGAGATAACAAATACACCAAATATAGCAGTTAATTTAGTTCCTGATTATGTTATCCCAACAGTTTCTGCGCAATTTGCAGCATCTCAAAGCAATTTATATGATTCAATTAAATTCAAGTTATTTAACGAAACGCTCAACACTTGTAAAGCCGTTGTAAGTAATATAAAAGGGGATAGCGATACAACGGATTGGACTTATAGCACGCAAACAACAAGCGGCGATAATTCAAAAGATCTTAAATTCTTATTCCATAATTTGCCGTTATTGACTTATAGAAACAATACCCAAGCAACAAAAGAAAATGGTATTGATTTCAATGTTTTTTATCGCAAGACAATCAATATTGGTACTCTTGTTTATTTAAGTGACGATGGTATAGTTCGCAAAGTTGATAGTCAGTGTATTACTGGTTGGTTTTATGATTACATCGATTATTCAACAACAATTAATACTTCACAGAGTATTATTCAACAAATAATAACAGAACAGCAACAAAGCGGTTTAATGCAAAATGCTTGCTTTGCAATTGTGCAATTTATGGGGCTTTCTACTTTCAAACTTGCAGAATTTAGAACAAGGGCAAGTTTGCTCAAGCCTGAAAAGTTTAGCAAATATGGTACATTAAATTATTACACTCTTAATCCTATTATTGGCGATTGGGATCCAAGCGGAACTCTTGCACGTGGAACAATTACAAAATATAATCTTGATATATGGTCTGGAATGGCAGATGTTACAATGATGATAAATGGAGTGCAAACTTAATGAAATTTAACGAACCAATAAGCCCAAAAGGAATCGGACGCAATCAAGTTGCATTCAATTTGCCAGCAACAGGCCAACTTATCGACTTAATACAACAAGAAGAAAACGACGACTCAACACAAGTTAATTTGCAAGATGCCGTTTCACGTTCTACAGCCTTAAGCCGTGTAATTGCATACAGCGCCGCGTCAAGCGCAATTGCAAATAATTACGCAGAACCTTTTGGGCTAGCTCAAATAAAAGACTTTACAATCAACCACGCTGGCACTTCAAATTGGAGCCAAGTGACAGTAACCTTTAAAACTGATTTCGCTTATAAATACGGTCCAGAAAATGCAAATTACTTTTTAAGTGCAGATGGATCAACAATAAAAGTTAATCGTTCAGGATGGTACCAAGTGCAAGCCATGTTGTATATTGGCGATCACCACGGCAATCATGTTTATATGCTTAAAGCATATTCAGAAGAGCAAATAGACCAAGTCTTGCATGGTGGTGATTATGTTGAAACAAATGATTATCCAACATTACGCCTTTCACAATTAGTGCCCGTAATTGGCTTCGATATTTACAAAGAAAATAAGCCGAATATTGGGGCAACTGAAAGCGGTGGTTTTAAACTCGATCTTTTTATATATGGATTGACTCATAACATAACAATTACCAATGCAAATTCGCAATTATGGCTCCAAGCAATATGGTTAGCCCCCTTAAGAAATTCAATCACACTTAATCCGTCATAAATAATATGGAATTTTACACAGGCCTTACAGGCAAAGACACAGTAGTTCAAACATTCGATTTTAGCACCCTTGATACCGCCGCCTATGCAAGTGGTGACATCCTTACAAGTTCTGCAATTGCAGTAAGTGGAGCCCGTTATTTGGGCATGGGTGGCGTTGTTGAACGCATCATTCTGAAAGAAACAACAGGCGGAACTTTGCAACTGCCAGATTTGCGCCTTTGGATATTTGGCGACTCAATAACACCAGCCGCTCGAAATGCACCACAGGCGTTCATTAGTTCACAGCTTTCATTCTTGGTTGGATACGTGGACATTGCGGCGGGTTCTTGGATAAACGGCGCAACAGGAGTTGCGGTTAATACGGTTACGCCAGCTTTGCACTTTGTTTGCCAGCCAACTTCAAAAACATTGTATATCGTACCAGAATGCAAGTCTGCAGAAACCTACGCATCTGGAGCTACGATCACAGGGCAAATCGTGGTAACACGTAATTAAATAAAAAAAACCACAAGGGGAAGAACCTTGTGGCCTAATTAGAAGACTTTACTTATTAACCTTTTGGAAAAAATTAATTAGTGAATGCAATATAATAAAAAAGTCCAAATTAATCCCATTTAATTTGAACTTTCTGTAATACCTTAATATCATGCGAAGAATATTAAGTGATTTATATTGCAAATATATTACTTTTGCACTTGTTCTGCAAGCGCTAAATCTTCGGCTTCTTCTTTTGATAAGCCACAGCAGTATTGCAATATCGCAGCCCTTTCTTCAAATAAATCTTGATTAAACATGAAAGTTACCTACACAAAAGTAGATGGTAAAATATTCTCTATATATACCGAAAAGTTAAGCACGATTGAAGCACTTATTCAGGATGCTAATATAAGTCATATTGAATGCTTTTTTGTTACACAAAGAGAAAAACAAATATTGTGCAAATTTTTTGAAAAAAAATATCTTGTGCAAAACCTTGAATTCATGCGGTCAGTAAGGGTATATAAAAAATAAATAAAAAAAAGTTTTGCAAGTGGTTAAAAAAGCCTTATATTTGTATCAACAAACAAGCACAATAACAAAAACGGAGACGGACATGAAAAGCTCAACAATATTAACAACAACACTAGGTAGAACAAAGAAAATTGTTCTTGCAAGAAATACAGAATGGGGGGTCAGTCCTTATTCATATATGAACCACAAACAAGCAGCAAAAAAAGTAGAAGAATTGAAAGCAATGGGCATCGATGCTTGGTTTAGCGAGTACGATCACGTAAAGTATATTTATGTAAATCAATAAATAAAAAAAGTTTTGCAAGTGGTTAAAAAATATTATAATTTTGAAACAACAAATAAACGGAGAAAGAACATGGAAACGTACGAAGAACTAATCAAGCAACGCGACTATTACAAAAGCGTTGCAGATAAGCACAACAACTTAATTGACAATGCAAAATTCTGGATCGGGCTGGTAATTGTGATCTTGATCAGCAGCGTCGAATATGACATTGTTTACGAATTTATAAGGAGCTTATTATGAACGAATGGCTAACGCCAAAAGAAGTCGCAACCTTACTGAAAGTTTCACGCGTCTATGTCGATTACCTTATTAAAGGTCGATTGCGAAAACTGAAGAACAGAACGTACACTACGCCCCCCGTATTTACAAACTTGCAAAAAACAGACTGTGAACAAAAGTCACATTATTTAATACATTATCGAGAACTGGAGAAGTTGAAATGATAAAAGTATACAGCCAAGCCGACAGCCTAGCGCATCAAGGTTTAAACATTCTTATTTATGGTGATCCTGGTATTGGAAAAACCACACTCGCAAACACCGCACCAAATCCACTTGTTTTGGATTTCGACAGAGGTTCTCACAGAGCTTCGCACCGCCGTGGAAACGTCGTGCAGTTTGATTCATATCAAGATATCATAAGCTCACAAAAAGAGCTCACAGACCTTATAACAAAACATGAATCAGTCGTAATCGATACCGCTGGCACCATGATTGAACTTATGCAGATGTACTTGCAAACATCACAGCCAGCACTTGCAAGAAACGGTATTAAGCTCTGGGGCGAAACAAAGAAGCTATTTGCGGAATTTTTTGCACCTTTGAAGTTAAGTGGTAAAAATGTCATATTTCTTGCTCATGCAAAAGAAAAAGAAGAAGGTGACTTTAGGATCAAACGTCCACTTGTTCAAGGCGGATCTTATGACTTGCTTATGCAATCATGTGACTTGGTCGGGTATTACACGACCGTAAACAACAAGCGCATCTTGACTTTTGATTTAAGCGATACCGTAACCGCAAAAAATTGCGCTGGTATCGAACCCGTGCTTATTCAAGAAGTTGATTCAATGGGCGGTACGCTCGAAAACATCATAAAGCACACGCACGAATCTCTTGTGAAACGTTCTAAAGAACAAGAAGAGGCAATTAGCCTTGTAAGCGACTGGATGCAGAAAGCAATGACTTCAAAGGATGCAAACAAGTTTATGCAAGAAATGGCAAAAGCCAATTTGCAAGCAAGCATAAAAAAAGCGGTTTGGGCTGGTGTGCAACAAACATTTAATAGCCGTGGTCTTGCATACAATGTTGAAAGCAAGTTATGGGAGGGCGCGCAATGATAAATATAAATAAAGTAATCGAAGAAAACATAATAGAATATTACAGCGACTTTCAATCGCTAAGCGATTTGCAAGACGATTACACAGGCTTTATAAGTTTGCCAGATCGCAATTCAGATCTTTGCAAAGATATTTATACAATCATTAAACGTGACTTAATGGCACAATGTAAAACAGATATTATGCATTATATCCTTGAGGATGTTTGCAACTTGATCGACTGGGATTATATCACAGGCGAACTCCAGAACTACTACTTTGCGGAGCCCTCACATGATTAAAGTAAGTGCAACAAATCTGGAATCATACAGAAGGTATATAAACGAGCGCATCACTCTTGATGCGCTTGTGGATTCAATCTTAAAACGCTTCGAACCAAATGACAAAATGATCAAAGGAACCAAGTTTCACGAGATGCTACAAAGCAAAGATCCAGCACCGTATAAAGAGTACTTTTCACAGGATTGCATAACAGCATCTCGCAACTTTATGGATTACCGCAGTCCCCTTTTTGAAATCAAAGTGCGTAAAACTTATGAAACAAAACGGGGGCTTGTTTCACTCACTGGAATGGCGGATCAAATTATTGGCAATAAGGTCGTTGAAATCAAAACAACGTATTCACCTATCCAATATGAAACCTATGCAGATTCTTTGCAATGGCGTGTCTATTGCGATGTATTCCAAGCTCCAGAAGTGCAATACAATGTTTTTGAATTTAAAGACACGCTAGCAAATGATTTTAAAAATTGCGCATTCTTTAATTTCTTTGCGCCCGCAAATAATCATGAAACCGTAAATCAATGGGTTTCTGATTACACAGACTTTTTATACTTGGTCGGCCTTGAAAACGCTCTGGAGGTGCAACTATGAACATGACACGCCAAATGTTTAGAAGTCAATATGCATCTTGGTTATTATTCTGGAGGTGCTTATGCAAAAAGTTATTCAATACCTAGGAATGCCAGATTCATTCAAAAAGGATATACCAATGAGCGTGCAACTTAAAGCCGAACGGCTTAAGTTGTTCCCGCAAAATAAAAAGCAAAAAGCGGAAATTGCACGGCGTAATTATTCACATGAACAAGTCACAAAAATACTTTCTTTGAATAAAGTTGAATCAATTGAAACTACCGTATTTTATTTTATTCATGAAGCTTGCGCCTTGCTTGGTATAAATTTCAACGACTTGAACACAAAAAAAGCAAATAAATACACTGGTGTCAATTATGACCTTTTTGCATTGGTTTACTTCTTAAGAAGCCGTGAAATTTGCCAGCTGAATTTTATGCAAAAATATATTTTTGAAAGATCTGTATATAATTACAAACGGCATATTCCTGACTACATAAACAAAAAAAGATACATCGATTTATTTAATTATTTGGATACACTGCTATGAAGTGGCAATTGCTAACAGACCACACAGCACATGGCGAATGGGTTCTTTTAAAGTGGGAAGTTATGGGCGAAATACGATACAAAATCGGACGCCTTGATCACGATGGTTTCGGCTTCATGTGTTTGCACCCTTTCGAATATTTAAACGTACGAGAATTAATGAATTTAACAGCATTTTATTTTAGGATTAAGGAGATAAGAGAATGAATTGGAAAAAATTAGAATACGGCAAATGGCCAAAAGGCAAAATTGTACTACGGATAGTATCTGACACTGGATATGTAAATTTTGAAATTGTTGAAATTAAAAAAAACAATGTAAGTAATCAAACTTATTTTATTAAGAACAAGGACGGAATAAATAAAATAATTAGCATTGATTCTATATTCGATACCGAACCGCATTACATTGAACTTGATAATCTGGAGATGCCGTCATGACACTTAGCGAACAACTGAAAGAAGAGAGGATAAAACTTTTTGGCATAACGTACAAGCCAAAACAAGAAAAGCTTATTGGCGAAACGCCCGAGATAATGAAAAAATACATATACAAAAAAAACAGCTTTGACAAAGATCCAGATCTTGCAATAAACAAAATTACAACTTGGCTAGCTCAAGAAAAGCAAGTAGACATCGACGACATTTATTCAAATAAAAGATACCGTAGTTTAGCAGATGCAAGGCATATTTTGTTTTTCTTACTTTATTTTACTTTGCCAATTACTCAAACTCACATAGGCGAAAAGTTTAATAAGCATCCATCTTCAGTTGTGCACTCAATTATCAAAGTCAAATCTTTATTTATCGATTCGCTTGATTTTAAAGCGTTTATTAAGCAATTTGAAAGTTTTTATTTTGATAGGGTGGCATAATGAATATATCAATATTCAAAACGGCAATGGATACAACGCCAGAAGCAAACATATCTTTTTATACTTTCTTAGGTTATGTAAAAGACGGCAGGTGGCAAGATCAAGTTTTTGAAGTTCGCAACGGCCAACGTGAAAAGAAAACAATGCCAGCCGTGACACCATCTGGAACGTTCAAGAAGCGCAACGCAGATTCAATCGACCAGCATTCGAATATTATAAGTATTGATATTGATATTAAAGACAATGCAGATGCCAATATTGAAGCACTTAAGCAAGATCCTTATACATGGGCGGTTCATCATTCAATCGGCGGTTATGGTTGGGTGGCATATTTCAAGATCGAACCTGAAAAGCACTTACAAGCGTATTACGGCCTTGAAAAGTACCTAGCAGACTTTTACAAGGTGGTTGCGGATAAATCTTGTAAAGATGTTTCAAGATTACGATATGTATCTTTTGATCCGCATTTATACCAAAGAGATCAGGAACCAAAAGCATTCAAAATATATGTTAAAGATGTTGTAAAAGAAGTCGAACGCACGTCAATTATTGCACTTGATGACGATTATCAATACATCATTCAACAAATTCAACAAAAGAATATCGATTTAACCGCTGGTGGGTACCACGATTGGCTCCAGATCGCTTTTGCACTTGCAAACGGATTAGGAGAGCAAGGACGCCAGCTATTCCACGCTGTGAGTTCGCAAAGCCCCAAATATGATGAGTTTCAAACCGATGCGAAGTACAATGAGTGCTTGAAAAGCAAAAACGGTGCGGTAAGCCTGAACACGTTCTTTTATCTGTGTTCAAAAGCTGGAATCATTACGCAAACTGAAAAGACAAAAACAATTATTGCAGTTGCTCAATATGCTAAAGGTCGTGACTCGCAATCTGTTGAACAGCAAAAGGCTTCGCACACTAAGGCGTGCGCGGCGCAAGGTTATACAGGTTCTGAAGTGGAATTGATATTCGACAAAACAAACGAAGAGGGGTATAAATCAAAAAAAGCGCAAAAAAGTTCTGGCGAAATCGAATCAATCAAAGCCATGTTGAACGTACATAACCTTAAATATAACCTGGTGACGCAAAGCATGGAAATTGACGGGCGCAACTTTACAGATCGTGAATTTAATACCATCTTTATTCAGTTGCGTGAACAACTTGGTAATACCGTGCAATCTCAAATTGTAAACAGCATAATCGACAGCGATAACACGCCAAGCTTCAATCCTTTTACCGAATATCTTGAGCAATGCAAGGGCGCTTACACGAGCGGACATATTGCAAAGCTTTGTAGATCTATTATTTACAAAGAAAGCAAACACATGTCACCAGCAACGCTTGAACATTACGTAAAAAAATGGCTTCTTGGCATAATTGCTTCAATGCACGGAATACATTCGGTTACAATCTTGGTTCTTTGCGGTGGTCAAGGCATTGGTAAAACGAACTTCTTTCGAAAGTTACTTCCAGAACCTTTGCAAAAGTATTATGCGGAATCAAAACTAGATCTTGGCAAAGATGATCTTATTCTTATGTGTAATAAGCTTATAATATGCGATGATGAATTTGGCGGTAAGTCCAAAAAAGAAGAAAGTTTGCTTAAGGAATTAAGCTCAAAACAAGTTTTTTCGGTTAGGCCACCATATCAAAAACGTAACATCGATATGCAAAGATATGCCGTGCTTTGTGGCACGTCAAATGATTCGCAACTGCTTAATGACTTGACCGGGAACCGCAGAATCATTCCGATTGATATCACTGCAATTAATTGGGATCTTTATAACGAAGTTGACAAAGATATGTTATTTGCAGAGCTTTATAATGAGTATGTATTGTGTGGCAAAGAATGGCAATTGAACAAAGAAGAAATAAGCATTCTTAATGATTTTACATACGCAAATAAGTCTGTTTGTGTTGAAGAGGAACTCCTTTTGCAATACTTCAAAGAACCAAATGCAAAGTATTCAGAATGGCTAACCAATACCCAAATTTTAAACATCATCAGCCAAGATACAACATTAAGATTGACGCCAAAAAAGCTTGGTCAAGTGTTGAGTAATTACGGTTATGTGAAAGAACACAAAGTAATCAATGGTAAAACTTCTGGATGCTGGTTTGTGGCAAAAAGAAGCGAACCGCTTGAAAAATTTGCTTAAGCATTGACAATAAAGACACTTACAAGTATTACAGATAAACAGATAAACAGATGAAAAACACGTTCCCATATATATATAAAAATATGTATGTGTGTATATATATAATAATAATAATATTATACTTATTTACTTACTTTTATCTGTTTATCTGTAATAACTTTATTAACTTCTTGAATTTTAAATAACTTAAATATTACAGATCGTGCAAAACATCTGTAATAATCTGTAATATCTGTAATAATATGAATCTAAGAAATTACCAAATTGAAGCAATCCAGAAACTTCGCAATGCAATTGCAAGCGGTCACAAGAAGGTTATTCTTTGCGCTCCGACTGGAGCGGGCAAAACGGTTATCTTTTCAGAGATGTGCAGAAGTGCAATTGAAAAGGGCAAGACAGTGATGATCATTACTGACCGTGTCGAGTTGCTTACACAATCTGGAGGGGCGTTAAACCGCCTTAAAATACTTCCTGAATACATCCAAGCCTTTACAACGCACTTGAATAGATATTCGATTTACGTTGCAATGGTTGAAACAATCTACAGACGCTTAAGCCAGCCTGAATATTTGCAACTTTTCAAGCGTCTGGATCTGATTATTTTTGATGAGGCTCACAAGCAAACGTTCACAAAGCTTATGCCGTTCGTGAATTCGAATGCAGTTGTAATTGGCGCAACGGCTACACCATACCGCCAAGGCAATCAAGAAAGCTTGGACAAGCATTATACCGACATTGTAAACGTTGTGGACGTGCAAGACTTGATAGAGCAAGGCTATTTAGCCAAGCCTTCTTACTTTGGTGTTCAAGTTGATTTGCAAGGCATAAAGACTGTTGCTGGTGACTACGATCCTGCTAGCCTTTCGGCTATGTACAGCGCCTCACAAATTTACAAGGGCGTTTTGCAAAATTACAAGCGGTTAGCAAACGGTAAAAAAACTTTGGTGTTTTGTTCGAACATTGCAAGCTCCAAAGAGCTTTGCGCAGAATTCACAGCACACGGCGTGCCCATAATGCACGTGGACGCCTCTACAAGCCCCGTAGAACGACGAAACGCACTCGACTGGTATAAACTGACACCCGACGCCGTTTTGTCAAACGTGGGGCTTTTTACAACGGGTTTTGATGAACCTACAACAGAATGCATAATTCTTTACCGGGCTACGAAAAGCGTGCCCTTGTATTTGCAGATGTGCGGGCGTGGTTCCAGAACGTCGGCTGGCAAAGACGGATTCATGATTCTTGACTTTGGTAACAACGTTTTGACGCATGGTTTCTGGGATGATCCAAGGGAATGGACTTTAAAAAAGCAAGAAAAGAAAGCTGGTGGCGTGGCACCCGTCAAGTTATGCAAAGATTGCGGAGCTTTGATTCCGAGCGTTGCACGGGCGTGCGTGTTTTGCGGTTGTGTGATACCGAAGACAGAGCGGGAAGTGATTGCGGAATTACAGGAACTTACAAGAAGCGAAGCGTTGCAAATGGCACGGGGTGGAGATGTGGAAAGCTGGGTATTACTAGCAAAAGCAAAAAAAATTAATTCGATTTGGGTAGTTAAGAGTTTATGTCGTAACTTGCAAGAGGCGAAACAATTTACAGATTTAATGGGCTATGCAAGCGGGTGGCTCTGGATGCACTGGAGAAAGAAGTGATCGTTATAAGAGAAGATTTTAAGAAGCTTATTCCTGCTTTGACTGGAGAAGAGTACAAGCAACTGGAAGCGAATATTTTAAGCGAAGGGATTCGAGATCCTTTGGTGGTTTGGAATGGTTATTTGGTGGACGGTCACAACCGCTACGCCATTGCAAACAAATACAGTTTGGAATATAAGACGGTAAGCAAAGAATTCAAGGACGGAAATGAAGCCAAACTCTGGATGATCTTGAATCAGTTTGGTAGGCGTAATTTGAACGGATACCAAAGAAGCGTTTTAGCTTTGCAACTTGAAAACGTGTTTCAAGAAAAGGCGAAGGAAAACCAAGGTAAAAGAACAGACATTAAGCAGATATCTGCGGAAAGTAATCCTATTGAAACACGAAAAGAACTTGCAAAAGTTGCCAATGTTTCACACGATACAATTGCAAAAGTAAAAGTGATCCAATCCGTTGCAACTCCAGAAGTTAAAGCGCAACTAAGTACGGGCGTAATAAGTATCAACCAAGCATATCAAGAAATAAAGAAAGAAGAGAAAGAACAACTCAAAACACAAAAAGCGATTGAGATCATTGAAAAGGTATACGAAAGTAACTGCAATATTTATCATGGCGATTGCCTTGAATACATCAAAACAATTGCGGATAAAAGTATTGATTGCTTGATTACGGATCCACCGTACGGGGTTGACATCCAATTTGGTGCGTATGATAATCAGTTAAGCAGAAAGATTGCAAATGATGAAAACAGTCAGGATGCTTTGTGTTTACTTGACAAGATGTTGATTGAAGTCAAATGCAAACTTAAAGACAATGCGCATCTTTATATTTTTTGCAATTGGAAAATATATCCAGACTTCAGTAAAATAATAAGCAATCACTTTCAAATAAAAAACGTGATTATCTGGGATAAGTTATTCATGGGCATGGGTGATCTTAAGGGCAATTATTCAAGTAGCTATGAAATGATTATTTTTGCTGGTGGCAACAGGGAATTTTTGAACAGGCCTAAAAATATTATACAATGCAGATTCAATGATGAAAGATTCCACAACACACAAAAGCCAATTGATTTGATTAAGCAATTAATTGAAAACAGTACGGATGTAAACGAATTAGTTTTTGATCCTTTTTTGGGGTCGGGTTCGACCGTGGTTGCTTCAAAGCAATTAAAAAGGAATTACATTGGTTGCGAGATTGATGAGCAAAATTATAAGATCACATTAAAAAGAATTCAGGATCTTGGCAATGACTTATAATGAATATCGAAGTTACTCAGACAAAAGCCTACCAGAAGCAAAGAAGCATATTGCAAATTTTATAAAAGAAAAATTAAACAACCGTGACTTAACTGAATACGTTGTTGAAACAAGCTTTTATCAGGATACAACAGAATCCATTGATTTGCATTTTAAGTTGCCAAATATAAAAGTTTCTCACAGAGCAAGAAAAAAAGATGGCAATATTCGTGATATCACAATTAAAACAAAAAGTATATACGATAAGCCTTGTGAGATTGACAAATTAATTGAATTGTCAAAATCAAATAAAGATCCATGGTTTTATTTTTATTGTTATTTTGACGATGAAACAAACAAGATTACAAGATACATAATTTATGATTTGGGAAAATTAATACAAACCAAAGAATTTCAAGACAAATCAATATTTGAATATTCAGCCGACAAAATAAATACAAAAGATGGCGGTAGTCATTTCAATTGCATAACCGTGCAAAAGCTTATTGATATGGATTTAATATGCGTAGACTGTTCAAAATACTATGAATGAATCCCAACTGCAAAAGAAAGAGTACCGTCTTGAATGTGGCAACAGCAAAGACTTGCTAAAAAAAATAGAATCAAATTCGATAGACAGCATAGTCACCGACCCGCCCTATGAACTTGGGTTCATGGGTAAAAAATGGGATAACACAGGCATTGCTTATGATGTAGAATTATGGGCGGAATGTTTACGAGTGCTAAAGCACGGGGGGCATCTATTAGCGTTTTCAGGTTCTAGAACATACCATAGAATGGCCGTTGCAATTGAAGATGCTGGCTTTGATATTCGAGACCAGATACAATGGGTTTACGGCTCTGGGTTTCCTAAGAGTCATAATATAAGCAAGGCAATAGATAAGATGGAAGGGGTGGAATCAGCAAAAGAATGGGACGGCTGGGGGACTGCATTAAAGCCTGCTCATGAGCCTATTTGCGTTGCAAGAAAACCATTGATAGGAACGGTAGTAGAAAATGTTTTGCAGTATGGAACAGGCGGGATTAATGTGGACGGGTGCAGGGTTGGAAGTGAAGAAATAAAAACCAACGGAGGTGATAAATTTCCTGCGATTTATGGGAAATACAAAACGGCAAAAGAAAGCACGCATAAAGGCCGTTGGCCTGCTAACTTTATTCATGATGGTAGTGAAGAGGTTTTACAGGGGTTTCCAAGTGATGAAAAGCAAAGCGCATCCCGTTTCTTCTATTGTGCAAAAGCAAGTAAGAAGGATAGGGACGAGGGTTGCGAGGGATTTGAGGAAAGGGAAGCGAGGTTAACCAATTGGAGCGGTGACGGAATGCCAATAAGACAAGACGGAACAGAAAGGAAACAACCTATTGCCCGCAACCACCACCCAACAGTTAAGCCGACAAACCTTATGCAATATCTTTGCAGATTAGTAACACCACCAAACGGAACTATTTTAGACCCGTTTCTTGGTTCGGGTTCCACAGGCAAGGCGGCAATTTATGAAAGATATAATTTTATAGGGTTTGACTTAAATAGTGAGTATATTGACATTGCAAAAGCAAGAATAGAATTTGCAATAAAGAATAAAAACAATACATTATTTGATCATGAATGAATCACAACTGCAAGCCCTTTGCTTTCAATCGCACTGGAATGCATATCCAGAAGAGCGTGGACTTTTGTACATGAACTTTAACAATCCCCAGAACGCACGGCACGGGATGCACTTGCGTTCGATTGGCTTGGTTGCTGGTGTTGCTGACATGACGTACTTGCATCCTGGTGGCGTGGTGTTCTTGGAGTTCAAGGCTTTAAAGGGGCGCCAAAGCGCATTGCAAATTGAGTGGCAAGCGAGGGTAATGAGCGTGGGTTGCAAGTATGCAATAATTAAAACGATTGAAGACTTTTGGAAAGCAATAGGCAAACTTGGACAATAGCTTGGTCATGGTGTCCAAGTTACTGTCACAAATTTAGCACATATTTGCTACAAAAAAATACGGATTAACAAATGAGCAAACTTGCTGTGATCTTAACCACCAACAAAGCCCGTGAAGGCGTTGGTCAGTATTCCGCTTTGTATTACGATTTGTTTGTGATTGATTACGAATCAGACGGGACGTACAAATACCAAGCAATCAAGAAGCTTATTGAAGATCGTGATATGCTAAATACTTATGACTACTTCTGGTTTCCAGATTATGATATAAAAATAAATGATGCTGACTTAAGAAAATTAGTTAAGTTGACAAGGGCAAGCGGATTCGATTTAAGTCAACCAAGTTTGTCAAGTGATTCTTTTGCAAGTTGGGAACTTACAAAGCACGTGCCAAATAGCTTAACACGTGAAACGAATTTTGTCGAGATCATGTGCCCTTTGTTTACAAGTGTTTTTTTAAAAGAGATGCTGTGGACTTTTGATTTAAACTTTTCGGGCTGGGGCTTGGATCATCTTTGGTTCGCCATGAGTGGTAATTACAAGCTTGGAATCATTGACGCCGTGCAAGTTTCACACGTGAAGCCCGTGAGTTCACATACGTGGATATTGCCAAACGGAAAGACAGCGCAAGAAGAAATGCAAGATTTATTAATAGAATTTGGAATTGGACATGAGTAAGATTGAATTGAAAGGGACTATTGAACAAGTTGGCGACGTGCAACAGATTAGCGAAAAGTTTTCAAAGCGTGATCTTGTATTGCGGATTGAATCTGGTAAGTATTCAGAGTTCATCCGATGCGAAGCAACTAACCAAGCTTGCGAATTGCTGAACGGTTACAAGCAAGATGACGAGGTTAATATAAGCGTGTATTTGACTGGCAGAAAGTACAACAAACCAACTGGCGAAGTTGCTTACTTTACAAGTGTGAAGCTAAGTGCAATAAACAAAGTGGAGCCGATTAGCAATGCCGAAACTATACCGTTTTGATTCCATGCCGTTCTTTGATTGGCAAAAATATAAGACAGGTTACAAAACCAAAGTAATATACTATTCAAGTGAATGCTATTGCACTTTAATCCCGTACGATAACGGCTGGAAATTCACGATCTTTTCAGAAGCCAACAAAGCAATTATCAAATATCGGTTTAGACAATGTACATTGCAAGAAGCTAAAGACAAAGCGGAGTACTACTCAATATGCGATTAGCAATCATTGTACCTTTTCGAGATAGGCACGAACACTTAAAAAAGTTTATCCCGTACATGAGCACGTACTTGACAATGCAAGGCCACGACTTCGAGATTCTTATTGTTGAGCAAGAGCACGGCAAACCGTTCAACCGTGGCAAACTGTGCAACGTTGGCTATAATTCAGTACAAGCCGATTACTACGTTTTTCACGATGTAGACATGTTGCCAATTACCGCCGACTATTCAGCGTGCTTAAGCCCAACGCACTTGGTTGCAAGTGCAACGCAATTTGAAAAGGGTATTCCATACGATTTATATTTTGGGGGCGTGACGATGTTTCCGAATGCAGACTTTATGCAAGTGAACGGATTTTCAAATGAGTTCTGGGGATGGGGTTCCGAAGATGACGATCTAATAAGAAGGTGTGCAAATGAAAAGATGGTTATTACAAGACGTGAGGGCGGTGTGTTTGAAAGTTTGGATCATGCAATTAACATTGATGCAGAAAGCGCAAAAGCAAATTACGAGCTTTATGTAAAGGGCACCAGCGACGGTTTAACTACATTAGAATTCAAACCGAAATATAAACAAATATTAACTTCAAAAGTTTCAATTTTACAAGTATCTATTTAAGGTTTTTTTATGCAAGCTCTTAAGACTTTTTTGCCCTTATTTTTGGGCGCATTTCTTGCGATCTTTTTTACCATTAATTCAAATTGGCAGTTCAGCACTTTTGCATTTGGCTTAAGCAAATACGCACTTGCAATTGGTTGCGCTTGGTTTGTAGATTCATTATTAATTAAAGAGGCTAACACACGTGAAATCATATCTTCAGATCCTATTGCTTACAGCTTGTTTCTTACCGCCAATATACTCACAGCCGCTTTATGCTTCTCGCAGTCATAAGACGTACGAAATTGCACGGGGCTTTATTGGCACCAAAGAAGTTGGCAACAATGGCGGGTACTGGGTGCAAAGATTCCAGAAAGTTTCGAACGCTCCAAAGGGTTCGCCA